ATGGGCATTTGGGCCGGAACGCTACAACAAATTGTAAGCAGGACAGCAACAACATCAGAACCACATGGCTTTTCGGTAGGTAATACTGTAACAATTTCTGGATCATCTTCTGATTTAAATGAAACAGTTCGAGTATCATCAACCCCTACCGCTACAACATTTACCTATACAAGTTCGGTATCTGGCTACTTTGCCCCGGATGATCCGGTCTTTGTAGATGGAGAATCTGGACCAGTTTCTATTAAGGCCGTGTTAAAAACTAATAATGTAATTAAAAACAGACCAGAGCTAAATTATATAAATTTATATGTTTATGGTGAGGCAGACATAGATGGAAAAACTGGAATTGGGCCCGCAAGCTTGAGCGGTACTTCTGTTATTATTAAACCAGAAATGGAACCAATCTGGCAATCTGGTAAAAAATTAAACTGTACTTTTTCTAAGTCATCTGGATATATTAAAATTCCATCAGTTTCTACTGGAGACCACCAGACAATAGAGTTTACATTTGCCATTGATGGAACCATTTCAGATAACTCTGTATTGATATCTAATGACGCGGCTACAGATAATACACTATACTTTTTATCTAATAATATAAAAAGAGCTGGGACAAACTGGGGAAATGCTGCAACTAAAATTTATATTAATGGAGTTGAATTATCAACATCAGGTTCTGCTGCAATAAATACTGACTCCCCAAATCATGTTTTAATTATTTCAAACGCAACAACAACCAGTGAAATATATTTAAATACTTCAGTTAGTAACTTTACAACATATCCTTATGGACAAAATAATGTTTCTGGCACAGCAAAAACAGTATCCTTTGGATATATAAATACCTGGAGTTATGCTCTGTCCACCTCTCAGTCAGATGTAATAATAAACCTACTTGATGGGATATGCTCTAAAACTTTGCCCTGCGGTGAATCAGGATCTGCCAGTTCTAATGTAATTCCTGTAGCAGAAGTATCTGGAACAAACCCAAATATTTATGTTAAGCCCTGGGCAGCTGATTCTGTCATCTAGCTGGACAAAATTTGGCGTTAAGAAGTAAAAAATGGTATTATTAGTGACATGAATAAGCCTAAGATGAGGATAGTTGACGATGTCAAGTACGGAGTATATGTTTGGATGCTTCCAGATGGGACATATTTTAGCGACGGGGATGGTAACGTTTTGAGCATTGCTGCAGAAAAGGGAGATATAAGGCGTATAGAAAATCTTCAAAAGTTTGCCAAGATTTATGGCCAGCCAGATGGAACTCCCTTGTTTTTGGCAGGGCACCGAAAGATTACAGAATCAGAATACCAAGAGCAAGTATATAGAATGATGAACGATCAAATTGCAGACCAATATGACATTGGAGCTTATGCTGACGAGGCCAGGAGACTTAGACAATATGGAAGATAATAGGAATGTTGATGTATCGACTGGGGTTATTTATAGCGCCCCCTCGATAAACACTGACCCCTTCTTGGCGGGAGGAGAAGACTTAAAAGCTATCTCTTATGAGAACACATCTTTGAAGAGAAAGAATTCTCGTAGTATGGCTAAGGCTTATACCGGAATGGATGATGCCAAATCTAAGTTTATTGAGCTTAGCTATTACTCCGCATACCACGCCTTTGACGTTGTTCTTCCAAGTATCGACATGGCCTACCTAGCAAAACTTTATGAAATATCAACACCAAACTACGCAGCCATTAATGCAAAGGCTTCAAATATTGTAGGTCTTGGATATAGACTTGAGCCTTCCGATATGGCAATTGATAAGCTTGAAAGTACAAAAACGGACGAGCAGCTCCAGGGAATTAGAAGAAAGATTGAGAGGGGACGTAGAGAACTAAATCGTCTTCTGGAAGAGCTTAACTATGAAGACACTTTTCTAGAAATTCTTTTAAAAGTTTGGGTTGACTATGAAGCTACTGGAAATGGATATATTGAAATTGGTAGAACAGCCAATGGAACAATTGGGTATGTTGGACACATTCCCTCCCCATCTATTAGAATTAGAAGACTCAGAGATGGTTACGTCCAGCTAGTCAATGGTAGAGCGGTTTTCTTTAGAAACTTTAAAGACAAGAAAACAAAAGACCCACTTAATAATGATGCTCGTCCTAACGAAATCATTCATATTAAAAAGTATACTCCAACTACCACTTTTTATGGCATACCCGACGCCTTGCCAGCAAAGTCGGCAATTGCGGGTGATGAGTTTTCTGCCAGGTTCAACCTAGACTACTTTGAGCACAAGGCGGTTCCACGCTATGTAATTATAGTAAAGGGCGCAACTCTTTCGGCTGAGGCAGAAAAAACCATCCACGAGTTCTTTGTGAACAACCTAAAAGGCAAGAATCATAGGTCAATCTATATTCCGCTGCCATCAGATAGCGCAGACTCTAAAGTGGACTTTAGAATGGAGCCGGTAGAAGCAGGGATTCAAGACTCTTCATTTACCACATACAGGGACGCCAACCGGACAGAAATTCTTATGGCGCATAGAGTACCAATCAGTAAGGTTGGCCAGCCAGCTGGAATAAACCTTGCAGCGGCAAGGGATGCTGATAAGAGTTTTAAGGAACAAGTTACCAGGCCAGAGCAGGATAGGCTAGAGAAAAGAATTAATGGAATCATTTCAGAGTTTACTAACATGTTTGTCTTTAAGCTGAATGAAATGACTCTTACAGACGAGGATGCAATCAGCCAGATCAATGAACGTTATGTTCGAAATCAGATCATGACTCCTAATGAGGCTAGAGCTACAATCGGAATGCCTCCAATTGATGGAGGAGACGACATGTTTGTCATGAAGCCACAGCAAGCCGCTGATGCCGCTGCTAATTCTGGAAAGACAAGAGCAAGAGATGCAGAGAGATCAGCGGGAGCAAGTGATGGCAAGGGCGAGGGAAGAAATCCTAAGGGCGATGGAAGATCAACGCAATAGTTTGCTTTTTGGCCCTTTAAAGTGTAATATTTAACATCATGGAGATAACAAAGTCTAATCTATCTACTCATGGGCACCACCTTAATATTTCGGTGCCCTTTTCTAAGTTTGATGTAGAGAATAGAATTGTATCCGGTTTTGCCACAGCAGACAATATTGATAGAGGAAGTGACATTGTTTTGGCTGAGGCCTCCGCCCGCGCCTTTGAACGCTTTCGTGGAAATATACGCGAAATGCACGATAAGATCGCTGCTGGGCGGATGGTGTCTTTTTCACAGGAAGAAATATACGATCCAGAGACTGGAAAGTTTTATAACGGAATTTATGTTAGTTGCTATATATCCAAGGGCGCAGAGAGCACCTGGGAAAAAGTTCTAGATGGAACTCTTAGCGCATTCTCTATCGGCGGGGAAATAAAAGAATCAGAACCGTTCATTGATCCTGAAACAAACAAGTCCGTAAGAATCATCAAAGACTACGACCTCGTAGAACTCAGCATTGTAGACTCACCCATGAACCAACTTTCAAATGTAATGTCTGTTATTAAATCCGATAATGGATTTGCCCTAAAGGGCATGGTAGCTGAAACAGCCACCTCTAATGTTTTCTGGTGTAGTTCTGATAATGTTGCAAAGGTATCCGATAGCGAGTCTATGGACTGTGTCTGTGGGAACCAAATGCAAAGCATTGGATGGATTGAGTCATCAGATATTGACAAGGCGGATTCTGTTAGTGAAGTTCTTAATAAGTTCTTGAAATCAGAAAAGTCCTTGCAAAAAACAAACGAAGGAGGTATAGAAATGGCAGAAACAGAACTTATTGCTGAAGTTGATTCAGTAGAGGTTTCTAGCGCAACTGAGGTTCCTGTTGTGGAAGAAGATAGTAACGTTGAAAAGGCTGTCGTGATCTCTGAGGTTGATGATGACGCAGTTGAGGCGACCCCCGATGCAGATCAAGCAGAGGAAGCCACTGAAGAGACACCTGACACTGAAGAAGCAGCTGTTACCGAAAAGTCGGTATCGCTTGATGCTTCCGTAGTGGATGAACTCAAGTCTTTTATTCAATCGACGATTGCTGAGCTTGTCTCGAACAACTCAACAACTATCGCTAATTTTAATCATTCAATTGCTACGCTAGAGTCACGTGTTGACGATATCACTAAGCAATTCAGTGATTCTGTATCAAATGTCACTTCAAAGGTTGACGAAGTTTCCGGTAAGATCGGTGAACTTTCTGACGCAGTTGAGAAGGTAGACAAGGATACAGCAATTAAGAAGTCCGACGACCTTGGCGGGTCTACGGCTGTTACAAAGAAAGATAACATCTGGGGCGGCAGTTTCCTCGACGCAGCATCCCTGTGATACTAAAAAACAAAAACGAAAAGGTGGTGAAAAATAAATGAGTAATGAACTTCTAGAGAAAGTAATCGCTACTACTGAGGTTGGTGCAGGTGGTGGTGGTTTGCTCAACCCTGAGCAGGCTAACCGCTTCATTGACTACATGTGGGATTCTACTGTTCTCGCTAAGGAAGGTCGCATTGTGAGAATGAAGTCTGACACAATTGATATTGACAAGGTCAATGTCGGTCAGAGAATCGCTCGCTTGGCGACTGAAGGTGTTGATGATGGTGTCAACGCCAGTGCTACGTTCACAAAGATCTCGCTGACGACCCAAAAGATTCGTCTTGACTGGGAACTCACGACCGAAAGCCTCGAAGATAACATCGAAGGTAACGGCCTGGAGGACCACATTGCGAGAATGATGGCTACCGCTCTTGGTAATGACCTTGAGGACCTGGCTATCAATGGTGACACAGGTTCGTCGGACCCGCTGCTTAAGGCTTTTAATGGTTTTAGCAAGCTTGTCACGGCATCTGGATCTGGTGCAGCTGTCGTTGACGCTGCTGGTGCAACCCTTAGTGGAACTGGTTCATCTGATGGTAAGGCAATCTTCAACAAGGCTATTAAGAATATGCCTCGTAAGTACTTGCAACGCCGCAATCAGTTGAACTTCTACGCGGGCTCAAACTTGACGCAGGACTACCTGTATGGTTTGACCAACGTGTGGGTCAACAACGGTAACCCTCAAGATATCGCTTCTAGCGTTATCCGAGGTGACGTGGTTGCTCGCAGTGGTGACGCTGGTACGGTTACCCCGTACGCATTCGGCATCCCCGTGAAGGAAGTCCCTCTGTTTAGTGAGACTGAGACAGGTACGTATTCTGGCGCTTCTGGCAGCCACGGCTACGTTGACCTTACCTTCCCACAGAACCGAATCTGGGGCATCAAGCGCGAAATCACGGTTCACCGTGAGTTCAAGCCCAAGAAGGACGCGATCGAGTACACCGTATTCGTTCGTGCAGGCGTTCAGGTTGAGAACAGCGAAGCTTATGTTCGCGTAAACAACGTGAAGCTTAGTTCGTAATACAACTAAATAGTTGTTGGGCCGGGATTAATTTCCCGGCCCAACTTCGTTTAGTGTATAGTTTTATGGTATACTTATTTTGATACAAGGAGGATAAATGTCTTTTACTGCACTTAAGGTTGCTGAATTAAAAAATATCGCTGATGAATTTGGCGTTGAAATTGATGGTGTTACAACCAAGACCGCTATTATTAATGAACTTCAGGATAATGGGGTTACATTTGAACTTTATA